CGGAACCCAATTGGAACGTCAGGGATGTTGTTTTGATTTGCTCCCTCGAAATTGAATGGCTGGAAATTGATTAGTGGGTTGGCTGGTGCTGGTGGAATGTTAATATTATTGGGATTAACAGGCGGGATAGGTTGCAATCTGGGTGGAGGAGAAACCATTTTTTGTCAAAAGTAAGTTTATAATTTATTATATTCTTATAAATAATTCAATTTTTGTTGAGTAAAATATTTTTTCCATTTATTTACATACATAATTTATTAATTTATTAAATCTGCTATAATTTACTTTACTCCATAACATATCACAATAAAAATAATAAAAATAATAAAAATAATAAAAATAATAAAAATAATAAAAATAATAATAATTCTTCCAATTAAAACTTTTATACTAAGAGGTCTTGGCGACAACATCATTACTAATATCACTCTAAACATTATTAGATTCTAAAAATTCAATAATTTCTATTGCTACATCTTGTTCTTCTTCACTAACTGGAAAATACTTATCTTCACCATTTTTTAATGCATTTAAAAATCTAGAAAATAGAGTTCTATCTATTTTAAAATTGAATAATACTCTAATAGTTTCAACTGTTTCTTCATCCATATCAAAACTAAATAAATATTCAATGTCTTCATCTTCAATATCATGAATCAGTTCATTATCTATTGCTAGAATATTTTCAACAATTTCAGAATAACAATTACGGACTGCAATACGTAATGTTTCAATCTGAGGAGTATAACCTAAAGAAAGGATATAATTATAGGTTTCAAAATTTTGTAATTCTAAACTACGGGCAATTATTATATCATCTATTTCCAAACCAATAGTATCAATTAAAAATTCTAGAATATTTTTTAAATTATAAGATAAAACATAATCCATATAAGTAAGCAACATACAGTCATTATTTCCTTCTCTAGGTTCATCAAATAATTCTCTATGGGGTGCCAAATTATATTTCATAAATAATTCTTGTAATAAATCAATATTTTCATTATCTAGTGCATCTAGAATTATATCATATGATTCTTGAGTTAGCTTATCTGACATTTTTAAAATAATAGACAATTTAGTAGACAATTATAGAATTCAATTATAATAACTATCTTTTTATAATATGTTTATATCAATTTTTATTTAAATATATCATTTTGTACTAAAAAAATAAAAATAAGAAAAATCAAATCAAAATCAAATCAAAATCAAATCAAAATCAAATTAAAATCAAAATCAAATCAAAATCAAATCAAAATCAAAATCAAATCAAAATCAAATCAAAATTAAAATATAGTAATTTACTTACTAGAAAAATCCACCTTCTGATATTTAATATTTTTCAATGCTTTTCCTGTTGATTTATTCTTAACTATCCATTTGCCTATTTCTGGTAATTCATAATAATATGGACTATCATATGGGCTTTTGCCTGCAACATATTTTTCAATATAATCCGCTACTGTGGTAATCGCATCTGTTTCGCTATCACATAATTTACTCATATTACTAGAATGAACTATTGCAAAATCCGCATCAGCATCTATTCCTGCAATATATGAATATGTATAAACATATTTTAAAAGTTGGTAAATATATTCCGCAATTATAGTAAAAGTTTTTTCCTCATTAGAAATACAATATTGTTCTAGGGTCTTATAATTTTCACCAATACATAGTTGAATTATTTTAAGATTATCTTCTTTTTTATTTTTATAATATTCTTCTTTTGGAATATTACATAACGAATAAGGAATATTATCACAAACAAGTCTAATCCAATCAAAATTAGTAAGACCAATAGGTTTGCCATTAGTTTCATCCTGATTTGCATATTTACTTATACCAGAAAAAATTTGATTCCGGGCTTCATTATACATTTCTTTATTATTTATATACTTATTATCTATATTTTCAATAAATAATGTATCAATATTAATTCCTAAAACATCCGCCATTCCATATACCACATAGAGAATATCCGCTAATGCATCCCGAGTTTCAACAAAATCATTAGTTTCTATCGCGTGATTTAATTCTTCTATTTCTTCGTCAATTAAATCCAACCGTAGTTTAATTATTTTAAGTGAATCTCTAAATAATTCTGGACGGATATGAATAAATGCATCCACTTGTGCTCTCCCTAACTCGTTAATTTCCCCAGATAGGTAATTTGCAGGTTCTTTATGAACCATATCAAATGCCCTGTTAAATTCTTGGACTTTTTGAAAATTAGTTTTCTTCAACATTGGTGATTTTTGCATCTGGATATAAGTTTTCTTTAAATTATATATTGTTTTATATATTGTTTTTATATATTGTTTTGTATTTTTAAGTTATAATATTTTATCCTTTATATTTTGCAAAATCAATTTTTTTATAGAATAAATAAAAAACACATAAAATCACATAAAATCACATAAAAACATTTAAAAACATTTAAAAACATTTAAAAATACTAAATTAACAAGCAAGACTTGCTTGCGATACTAATTCATAAGTTTCTTTACACACAAATAATTTATCAATTACACTATATTGGAATAAATCTTGTAAAATTGGAGAATTTATATATAAATTATAATTTAATAGTGATAATTTTATAATTATAGGAATTGACTCATCATTAATAATATTAATCTTATTATAGTTTAAATACCAATAATTAACCCATTTCCTTAATTTATTATTAAATATTTTAAGTATATAAAATATATTTTTATAATCTATCATATTATTTGTAATATTTATAGTTTCCAAATTTTCTAATATTGTTGGATTAATTTCTACTGGAGTTATAAACATATTTAAAATTTCATCTTTATTTGTATATGGTGTAATACTAATAATATTAAATATTAGATTAAATTCATTTTGCATTTGTAGTATTAATTTTTTCATTTGCTTTGTATATTCATCTATTTGTGTGTTATATTCAGTTATTTGTTGTAAATTTTGTTTTTTACTTACCATTTTTTTGGTAGTATTATTTAGTTTTCCATATTCACTCTCAAAAATTTGCTTTTCAGTTTCTATTTCTTTTTTTAGTTTTATAACATTATTATAATTTTCTATTAATAATATATACTTAATTTTTAATTCATTTATTAATGTTTCTATATTTCCATTAATTATACTATAAATTATATTACATCTAATTATCTGCCTAATATATTCTTGTATATCAACAATTCTTAATGAAAATAATGTACCTTTAAAAGATAGATATTTACCTAAATTATCATCAAATTTTCCTATAGTTTCTAAACTTAATTTACCTAATGATAAACCATCACATATATGTTTTAACCCAATACCACCCACAATGTTTAATATTTTATCTAAGTATGGAATTTTTTTTGATTTAACCAAACTTTTTGCATTTTTATCTGAAGTAACTATATTTTGTTCATCAATCTTGTCAAAATCATTGTTTGTTTCTAATTTGGATGGTGATATTGCTACATATGAATTAGTAGAATAATCACTATTATTGTCTGCAGAAGCCAATGTATTAACTGGTGTTGTATTTTTGTGTGTGTTTTTACTAAATAATTTCCTAAAAAAATTAGGTTTTTTACGTAAAGTATTATTAAATTTTGTTAAATTTTCATAACTTGAAAAAATGCTACTAGGGCTAGGGCTTCTGCTTTGCCTAGGGCTTCTGCTTCTGCTTTTCCTCTTATTGGTTGGTGATCTTTTCATTTGAATTTCTGCTTCATTTATTATACAATCTATACCATAAAAAGAATTATAAATATTTTCATTGAAAGATTTTAATATTAAATTTATTATATCCTTATCAAATTTTTCATCACCAGAACCATGTATACTAATTGTTGATATTATTGCTGATAATATTGGGCAATTATTATTATCGTCATTATTATTGTTATTAATAATTGAAAAAATAGTATGATTATTTTTATCAATATTTATATTCTCACTAAATTTTTGCCATCCACAATCAGTACCAATTATATTAAATGGATTAGTTGTTGGATTATAAACATAGTCTTTTGTATAAACGCATCCTATTTTTGCAGTAGCATCCTTTTTTTTTAATGACATAATTATATTCTGAAATATTGTTCCAAGCCTATTTTTAAAGGTTTTAAATGATCCTCCATTTTGCGAACTATTTATAGTAATTCTTGGTATTGATTGTATTTCAACTTGAGTGCTTAAACGTGTGATTTCATTAATTAATTCATCTAAAATACCTAAGTTTGCAAATTTTCTTATAGGTTTAAGAATATTATTTAAATAACCTATTAATATATTTTGCAAATTAATTAGTTGTATTGGTTCATCTATATTTATTGGATTATTAAAATAACTATACAAGTTTAATAATTCTAAAAATTCTTTAATTGTTGAATCATTGGTTTCTAATAAATTTATAAAAAAATATTTTGACATTTTATTAAATAATAAAAATGATTCATCTGTAATTTTTGAAGATATTATCTTAATTAGTTCTGGCATACCTTTAAATTTTTCTTTAAGTATTTCAATATGTGTTGTTAATTTTGCACTTAATTTTTGATTTGTTTGTATTTCTGAATTATATTTAATTTTCCAATAAAATATTCTTACTAATTCTAATAATGTATTTAATTTAAATATTAATGTTGTTGGGTCAGTTCTTGATTCAAGTACAATACTTAAAAATAATGATAAAAATATTTCTAGGTCATCTATATTAATATTTTTTTGAAGTTCTAATGCATAATATGTAAATAATTGATTTGAATTAATTGCAGAATTAATTGCAGAAGTATTTTCAGTAATTGGTAATGTATTGTAATTAATAAAATTATCAAGAATAGGTAATATAAATGAAATTTGTTCAATTTGCGTTTTAAATATATTTGCAATATTTTCTGTATGTAATGATAAAAATAATTTAACTATATTTAACATACCTTCTTTAGGATGTTTTTTAAAATATTCTAAACAACGTGGATTATTTTGATAAATTTCTTGATTTCTAAGATTATTCACATCTAAATAAATTGCATCCTGTAAATTTAAACCTTTTAAATTTATAATAAATTCTTTTAGTTCATTATTTAGTAATTCATTAATAGTAATAAATAATTTTTGTAAATTATCAGTATGCACAATTATTTTTTGATAAATTTTGTAGCCTTTATAACCGTTATTAACTAATATAATATAATCTTTCAAACTTTTATAATAAGTAAAAAATATATCTTTACTGTTTTTATAAAATGATTGCAAAAATAATACACACATTGAACCTGCTTTAACTGTAAGATTTTTTGCTTTAACAATTCCTCTTCTTCCAAGATTTAAAGTAGCAGCACCTACTTTTCTCCCAAGTTTCATTGCAATACTACTTGCAGCTTTAGTAGTTTTTTTAGTTAAATTAAATGTTTTTTTACCTGTCTTAATACCAAAATTTGCAACATTTTTAACTAAACTACCTAACATACAATTTATACCTTCACCTACACCCTGATACATTTTATATGACATACCACCTGGATTATTATTATTATTATTATCATTATTATCATTATTATTTTTTGAATTATGAGTTTGTGCATTATAAAATGTGTTTCCAGAATTATTGTTTTCTATATTAGGATTATTATTACTTCCACCATATTGGTTTACTTTATTTTTATTATTTTTATTATATTTATTTATTTTTTTAGAATATTTCATTAAAATAATATTACTATTCTATTTTATTCTATTTTCTATTTTATTACTATTTAAAAAGATATTTATTGAATAAAAACTAGAAACTAGTTTTTAAAAATGGCAACACATCATATATCTGCTCCACCCCAGAATTCATTTGGTTTAGGTAATATGGATCATCTTAAAAGTCATATTTTAACTATGTTCGCAATAAATGGCAATAAAAATGGTAATTCTGAAGATGGTATATTTATGGCTATTTGGGCTATTATGTTAATTACAATAATTGATGTATTTTTTAGAAATTTACCAGTAATATTAGGTAAAATAGAACAAGCAGCAAACTATTTTATTAAAAAAAAATTTGATTCTGCATTACCGTCAATTATGTATTCTGCCATAAATAATTCTGTTAATTCCGAAAATGAAGAAAATAGTATATTATTAACTCGTAATTATAAAACAAAAGAAGGTGGTAATAAAGATAATATGATTGAATATGAATATATTGATTCCATTATAGAATTTATATGTTCACTAGATAATTCTAAACATTTGCGTTATACTAATAAATTTTATGTAAATAATAAGGATGAAATTGCAATAAATAAAGATATCAAAGGAAAACTAGAAATAATTGACATCGATAATCAGACTAATGAAGTAAATTCTATTTCAATCAGACTTTATTCTACATCTATTAAAATTTCGTCAATGAAGGAACAATTGAATAAAATTTATAACACATATAAAATAGAAAAATGTAATAAATTAGGAACCCAAAGATATTTTTTTAATGAATTTCATATTCCCCCTATGCCAGATATAAATGGCGGATATAGATATGATACTGCACCAAAACGTATAACATTCAATATGACACCGTTTAATACATTTAAAAGCATTAATAATATATTTGGGGAACATGTAGATGAGGTTAGAGACAGAGTAAATTTATTTATTAATAATCCTGAATGGTATGAAAAACGTGGTATTCCACATACTTTAGGTATTTTACTGCATGGTAAACCTGGTTGCGGTAAAACATCATTAATTAAGGCTGTTGCAAAGGATACTAATCGTCATGTTTTTAACATTACATTAAGAAAAACTACTACACAACGACAATTATTAAATTTATTTTTTGATGAAAATGTTAGTATTACTAATTCTGCTAATGAAACATTAGTTATTGCAATTCCATTAGACCAAAGAATTTATGTTATTGAAGATATTGATTGTATGAGTGATATAGTATTAGATAGAAAATTTTTGGAATTAATTCAAGCAAAGAAAAAAGGAGTGGTAGTTAATAAAGATGAATTAGAAAAATATATAAATTCCAATGATTCCGACTTTGATTTATTATGTAATAATGAGAAAAATAATGAACAAAATATTGGTAATTACAATAATGATTATGGCGTTGATGATAGTAATAATGATGATGATAATGATAGTGATAATGATAATAATGGTAATAATGGTAATAAAGGTAATATGTATAATGGTAATAAAGGTAATATGTATAATGGCGCATTTGATATTTATAATCCTCTAGGGATGTTAAATAATACAAATAACCAACAGAATAACCAACAAAATAACCAACAGAAAAAAAACAAAAGACAAAAACCTAAGGAAGAAATAACATTAAGTTTTATATTAAATTTGCTTGATGGTGTTCTAGAGACACCAAATCGAATATTAATAATAACAAGTAATTATCCTAAAAGATTAGATAAAGCATTAGTGCGACCAGGTAGAATTGACATTAATATTGAATTTACTAATGCAACTTTGAAAATGATAGAATCAATGCTATGTCATTTTTACAATAAAACACAACAGGAAATAAAGGCGATGAATATTTCACCTGAACTAGAACAAGTATTCACACCCGCAGAAATAATTGCAATATTTTGCAACAATTATAAAGATATAAATAAGGCAATTCTGGATATGCAAAATAAAATGGTAAGCAAAAATGCAAACTAAAATCCAGACTAAAATCCAGACTAAAATGCAAAAATAAACTTATTTTTTTATATTGTTTTTATTGTTTTTATGTATTTTTTATGTATTTTTTATGTATTTTTTATGTATTTTTTATGTATTTGTTATAATCTATTTTTATCAACTGTCAAAAATTTTTTAAACCTTCTAGATAGATATAAAATAAATTATAAATTATAAATAAATAATAGCATTATATAGTAATATTGTTTATAATTGTTTATAATAAAAACAAGAAAATACAAGAAAAGAAAAAATAATAATGAATAATTCATCAGTTCAAGATATTGTTAATAAAATACCAACCTATATCTATTTCTTAGAATTACCAGATAGACAACAAGCTTTAAAATATGTTAATTACCTATATGAAAATGTACCGCAAAGTAAAACAGTAGACCAAGATAAATTATACCGAGAGGTAATTGCCCGGGAATTACGTATTGTCAGTATGAAAATTATTGAACCTGAAATACTTATTATAATTGGCTTAAATAAAATAACACTTCAAGATTTTACTTCTCCATCTAATGAGTTAGTTCGTAAGATTGTTTCAGAAAATCCTGACAAATATGACCTAGATATTCTATATCGTGTATTAGCACAAATTATGACAAAACTACCCAAAGATTTAAAAGAACGTGTTGCTGGAAAACATAAACTTCAAATTTTCCAATTAGTAGCCAAATTCATTAAAATGGAACCAAAATTACTAGAAAAATTTATTGCATATGACCCATCTTTAAACACACCAATAACTATGAACTTAGACCAAGGGGATTATAACACTCTTAATAAAAAATATTTACAAGAACTATATAATTTTCAGCAAAAACAACCCTATTTAAACTCTAATAGTTTGGAATACGGAGCATTAGCATCCCAACTCGCACAAACAACGCCAACCGCCACACCGGATAATAATCTTAAAGCACAATATATTGATCAATCCCCAGATATGATGTTAGGAACCAAAGATAATACTTTATATTATTTTGATTCTAGCAGTGGTACCATTAGTGAGATGCCACTTAATGCAAAACAAACCCCTGTATCTGTAAGTGATTTAAAAACAATTCTTGCCAGTAGTAAAATAAATCAAGGCGATATTCAATCTTCAATTAATTCTCTGACATTACCAACTGCCACACCAACAACAACTGAACCCATTGGATTTATTAGTAGATTGGAAAATATGTTTAAAGGCTTACAAACAGGTACTACCCAAGCCCAAGCAGTAATAACTACCCAAGCCAATTTACCAGATAATTCACCTATTCCCCCAGCTTTTTTAACTAAACTATATAATCTCAAAAAAGGTAAACATTCAAATGAATACGACAATGCACTAAACTCATCTGATGTTTATTCCGATGGTAGCAATACAGGTTTATATGCAAGCTTATATAGTAATCAAAATTTATCTAATTCTATGCAATATGATGCTATGCAATATGATGCTATGCAATATGATTCCGCCAATAATTCAGATGAATATTTAATCAGGGGTATCCCTCACACTAAACTTACTAATCCAAAAGCCACTTATGCCGCATTTAGCGGACCATCAATTCCTACTAAACCAACTGGTCCTGCAGGCAATCCAACTTTTCCAGGTGGACGAGTTATGACTAATTTTGATGTACAAATGGAAAAAATATTTAATTTATTAAATAAAACTTATAATAATACACAACCTATTTATACTAATCCATCTACAACCAGCCAATCGCCTTCTACTACCAGTCAATCGCCTTCTACCACCACCCAATCCCCTTCTACCACCACCCAATCCCCTTCTACCACCAGTCAATCGCCTTCTACCACCACCCAATCCCCTTCTACCACCAGTCAATCGCCTTCTACCACCAGTCAATCGCCTTCTACCACCAGTCAATCGCCTTCTACCACCACCCAATCCCCT